CGTATAAAAACCATGGTGTGTGTGAAGGCTATCGAAGGCGAAATCCGTTTGAGGATCGGTTTCCGTCCGAAGTAGACCTCGGTGTTCCCAGCGGGTCCACCAACACGAGCGCAACTCGAGCGCAAAGTTCTCCGCCAGAACAATCGAGCGTCCAGTTGGGAAGCACCAGGCTCACGAGAGTGCTTGACGACGGGATTGTGTTTACACGTCCCAACCCAACTATGGAGCGAGGTGTAACACCAACTAACGTTGGTGCCGACACCAGTTACTCTGCTATGCAAGGCGGTCGCCAATCCACGCTACCAGCTTCACAAGCCACACCTGATACGATTGTATCAGTCACTCCCTTGAGTGCCACGAACCCGGCGCTTAAGCATAGTGGTGGTTACTTCAACATCCCATTATTTAATTTTGGGATTTATGATTACTTTGTGAACAGGCATTATGACCACATCCTTCCTGATGATTTCGGAAGGGATTTGGTCACTGCGATGGACAACGCGACCACTGCTCATGATATTGGTCTTAAGAATGGGGACGAGCATGACGTCGTGGGACGCGGTAAGTTCATCTCTTATTTGGCCAATGTTGCGAAAGCTGATTTACCCGGTATTCTGAAGCAGACAGAGGCAAATCAACTTGTAGTAAGGAAGTATATCCAAGACCTCATGACTGAGAGGGGTGTTCGTAAGGAGCATCAATCAGTCCTGTTACCCTTAGCAGTTACACTAGCTATGACACCCACTGAAGCGGATGTCCAAGCTGAGATGTTTAGGGCATCCCGGGTAGCGGTAGAGCGACGGGATGAATTTGCCAAGAACCGGTGGCGCTACAGAGGTGACCCATGGGCTTTCAATTGGTTTGGAACTAAATCCAAACCGGTTGGGAGCCTGTCGGCCACTTGAGGAGGGCCAAAACCAGTACCTGGTAGGATATGCAAGGCGGGTGCGCCACTCCAATATCCTACAACCTTGCAGGTACTACCCGGGAGGCAAACACGCATCCGTACAAAGCGAACGTTCTTACTGGGCGGTCTTACTAATGCAGTAGAACATCGCGTGTACGAAGAATCCGCTGTAGCATCAGTTAGGATGGTGTTGGAACGAGTCTACTTTGTCAAAAGTGGGGACTCCTTTCATCCACCATACCTTCCTGAAGTAAATGCATGGAAATCATTGGTCGGTGAGTTTGAAACAGCTCTCAGAGATCGTATTGGGATTATCACTCCTATGTCGTTGGAACAATTCTGGCGGAGCTATAGGGGTCGTAAGCAAACGATCTACATGAGGGCTGTCCAGTCATTAATGACATCACCAATCAAGAGGAAAGATTCCTACTTGAGCTCTTTTATGAAAGTTGAGAAATACAACTTCACAGCCAAGAGGGACCCCGTGCCCCGTGTGATCCAACCAAGGTCACCACGGTATAATGCTACAGTGGGTAGGTACTTAAGACCGATGGAGAAGAGGTTGTATGCTGTCATTGATGACATATTCCAACATCAGACTATAGCCAAGGGTCTCAATGCATCCGAAAGGGGTGCTTTGATCCACAGCAAATGGTTAGATATTAGGGATTGCGTGGCAGTTGGTATAGATGCCAGTCGATTCGATCAGCACGTTAGTGTTGAAGCGCTCAAGTATGAGCATCGGGTCTATGACTTATACTACAACTCCCGCGAGTTACGCAACCTCCTAACCTGGCAACTCAACAACAAGGGTTTCGTACGAGGTAATGGCTACAACATTAAGTACACAATGGAAGGTAGGCGGTGTTCTGGCGACATGAACACAGCCATGGGCAATTGCCTTCTAATGTGCACCATGTTATGGACTTACCTTAAGGACAAGAATATTAAATACCACTTCATCAACGATGGAGATGATGGGGTGATATTCTTGCCGCGACGATGCTTGACTGCTTTGAGTGACATGCCTGAATGCTTTAGGGCATTCGGCTTCAAGCTCACTGTGGAAGATCCAGTCTATGAACTGGAACGAGTTGTGTTTTGCCAAGCCCAACCAGTGTTTGATGGATTCCAGTACCGAATGGTCAGGGATCCGAGGGTAGCGATTTCTAAAGATTGTTTATCCGTCAAGCCACTGGATAATCTCAAGATATACAAAATGTGGTGTGCTGCTGTAGGGGAAGGGGGCCTTTCATTAACTGGAGGGATCCCCATCTGGCAGGAGTTTTACAACACCATATTTAAGTATGCAGGAGGTGCTCGTAAACTCACTGACCCATCTATGGAAACGGGTCTGGTGATGTTAGCGAGGGGTATGGTTGAGAAGCACAGACCTGTACATGATCTCACACGCTATAGTTTTTGGCTGGCATTTGGAATAACACCAGCCGAGCAAACAGCATGTGAGGATTATTATAGAACTGTGGATGTGAGCTACGGACAGTACAATGATGTCCCGGATCACGCATATCTCCCTGGTCTTTAAAGCTGTAGGTCAGCCGTGTTCACTGCGTTAAGGAAATTGGGTTGTCATCAGTAATTCCCCAAAACTATTATTTTAGTGCTAACCAGAATGCCAAGAGACTGCACGGCGGATCCGACGGTTTGATGATGATGTACAGTCCCGCTCGTCATGCGGCATCCAATACAATGACGAACAAAAAGAATAAGAATTCTGCTCTTGTAAAAATGCAGAAAGAGTTGGCTGCTCTTAAACTAGCTAAAGCAAAGAAATCGAAAAAGAAATCCACCCCATTTAAGGATGTCGGCGGCACCATTGGTGCCGCCGCAGGGCGAATGTTTGGTGTTCCCCAGTTGGCTGGGGTTGGCAAGTGGCTTGGGTCCGGAATTGGTAGCATATTCGGTAGCGGGGATTACAACATGGTTGGCCCCACTCCCGAATATAACATTCTCCAAGGACAAATACCCAAGTTTAGTAGCACCCATGCTACTAACATTGTGTGTCACCGTGAATATCTCGGTGACATAATTGGACTTGCTGGCTTCCAAAACTTGCAATATCCCCTCAACCCCGGAATGGATCAAACCTTTCCATGGTTGTCCGGCATTGCAGCTAACTACCAACAATATCGGTTCCACGGTCTAGTATTTGAATTCAGGTCGTTGATCACTGATTATGTTACTTCAGGAGCACCTGGTGTGTTAGTGATGACCACAAACTACAACGCAGATCAACCTGCCTTTGTAACAAGGCAAGAGGCTGAGAACGCCGAGTTTGCGGTTGCCACTAAACCAACAGCCAATCTCGTACATATGATCGAATGTAAACCAGACGAAACAGCTAATAAGTTGTACAATATTAGAACAACATCTGTTCCCACTGGTCAAGACCTCCGGTTGTATGATTATGGATTGACTCAACTCATAACCCAGAACAATCCTGCTCAAAATTTGGGTGAATTATGGGTTTCTTATTGTGTCGAGTTTTTTAAACCTGTGCTTGCACAGGAGAATAACTATGTAGCCGCTGCATCCTTCCACGCTGCGCGTACGGGTGCCACTAGTGCCAACCCTTTTGGGTTGATTGGCTTTGCCAGTTCGGGCACGTTAGCGACTACTATTACTGGCTCATCGGTTACTATCTACAATGCCCAAGTCGGAGAAGCTTATCTATTTTCTCTGAGTTGGTCTGGCGCCACCACCGTATCTATAACATCATCAAGTACGACAAATTGCACTGCGGTTAATTTGTTCCAACTTGACACTGCTACAGCTGTTGGTGCTGGTGTTGGTACTACAGCGCAATGTAGTGTGTACTGTTATACTCCAACTGTGAGTGGTAACATGACATTGACAATTACAGGCGCTACCATCACCGGTACGCCTAATGTAGATATCACTATATCCCAGATAGATCAGTCCACTAGGGTGTAAGTGATTGCTTGGGGCAAGGAGCATTTATTGCTGGAGCGTGAGAACCTCCCTCCCCCACTCGAGGCGTAAGAGACATACGGTGACGCGTGTGTTGACTGATTTGGACCAGTCCCCCTAATAACCCACCTACTGACGAGTTGAAATCTGTTGCGGCAGTGCCCTACGTGGCCATGGAAAGACCTCCATAACGGTCATCCCTGACGAGGGTAGTTTATTCTAGTTTTACAAACTAGTAGTAGTGACCCAATCCCCCCCCAATAGTCTTTGGGGCCCGAGGCGGGTACCCCACTACCACAGAAGGGGAAATCTGTCTAATAAGACCCACAGAAGGAAAATCTGTTTAATAAGCCCTCAGTTCCTCGCTGAGAAGGACGCTGTAAGCTATCCGGAAAAGCACTTCACGGGCTAATCGTGAACCAAGGCTGGAAATGGGACCAGTAACGCGAGCTTGCATAAGCTATTGGTCGCCCCCTCAAGGGGGGGAGCCACACTAAATCC